CGTACTTGAATGACTTGTCTCAAATAGTGGACAGATTAGTTTTGCATAGTCGAACATGGATTGACCATTCTGAAACAAAGGTCTTGCCAATTCTAGAAAAATATTTTATAATGGATAGCATCGAACACACAACAGATCCAAATAATCCTATAGACGATCATTTTATTGCAGTAATGAGGACTAAATAATGTTAAAGCCAGTATTTGAGGATGTAATAAATTTTAATTGTAGTGATCTATATTTAAGGTCTGTAGGTGCTCCTGCGGGAAATAAGATATGGTCAACCTGCCATGAAATTGCACACATGCTTATTGAAAAGAATATATCATATGGAAACTCAGCTCTGGAGCCAGCTAGAATATTTTCGACGGCGGATAGCGTAGAGCAACTCAAGGTTAGAATCGATGATAAGTTAAATAGGGTTAAAAATAATCAAGGTTACGCTGGAGATAATGATATAGATGACCTTATAGGGTACCTAGTATTATATAAAATAGCTAAATCTAGTTGATTTTTTAGTCGACTAAGAGTATACTCTAACATATGTCTGAAATTGAATTAGCTGATCATTTTGATCGCATGAATAAAGTAGTTGAAGAACTGCTAAAAGGTAATAACCCAACCCAAATTTCTACCCTTACAGGCTTTAAGAGGGCCGAAGTTGTTGAGTTGATAGGTGAGTGGAAGAATGTCGTACACAACGACACAGCGGCCCGTGAGAGGGCTAAAGAGGCTGTCTCTGGAGCAGATCAACACTACGCAATGTTAATTAAAGAAGCCTGGAAAACAGTAGAAGATGCTGATCAGGCTGGACAGCTTAGCGTTAAATCAGGGGCATTAAAATTAATTGCAGATATTGAAGGCAAGCGAATTGGTATGCTGCAAGAAGTTGGCCTATTAGATAATGCTGAATTAGCAAATCAAATTGCAGAAACAGAACGCAAGCAAGACATTCTTGTAAAAATATTAAAAGAGGTTACTGCTTCTTGCCCCAAGTGTAAGATGGATGTAGCAAAGAGACTTTCTCAAATTACTGGTATTGTTGAACCAGTTGTACTAAATGAAGAAGAGGCTAATGTTCTGTGAGCATGTTTACAAAGAAATGGATACTAAGCTGTGTCCAAAATGTGGCCTGCCCACACACAGCATTGATTGGAAAGAAGTAGCAAAGCTTCATAAGGAATGGATTGATAGCGGTAAATCTACACCGCAGGGTTGGTGGTCAATATAATGGATTTAGATTTTAATGATTTAATTGACATGCTGGACGGCGAAGAATTTGATGAGCGCCCAGTTGATCTTCGTACATTCGTAACAAGCCCTGATTACCTTGGGCTTCCACCTCTTTCTGAATATCAATATATATTAATTGAAAAGTCTTCTCAGGTCTATAAAGAGTCCACGCTCATTAAGTTATTTGGTGAAGAAGAAGGCAAGAGAATGTTCAAGCAAACAGCAAATGAAGTTGTTGCTCAATTAGGTAAAGGTTCTGGAAAAGACTACTGTTCTACAATATCAGTAGCCTATATAGTATATTTACTATTATGCCTTAAGGATCCAGCATCGTATTATGGAAAGCCACCTGGAGACTCTATTGACATTATCAATATTGCTATTAACGCACAGCAAGCTAATAACGTATTCTTTAAAGGATTTAGAACACGCATAGATAAGTGTCAGTGGTTTGTTGGAAAATATACAGAAAAAGCTTCTGAAATTAAATTTAACAAAAATATTACAGTTCACTCAGGACACTCAGAGCGTGAAGCTTGGGAAGGATATAACGTTATTGTTGTTATTCTAGACGAAATTTCTGGTTTTAGCGTAGAAAATACAACTGGTCATGAACAGGCAAAGACAGGAAGTCTTATCTATGAGATGTATCGTGCATCAGTTGATTCACGTTTTCCAGACTATGGCAAAGTAATTCTTCTTTCTTTCCCTAGATATAAAAATGATTATATTCAACAAAGATATGACGACGTAGTTGCAGAAAAAGAAGTTATTACTAGAACACATCACTTTAAACTAGATGATAACCTTCCAGATGGAACAGAAGGCAATGAATTTGATATTGAATGGGAAGAAGATCATATACTTTCATACAAGTATCCAAGAATGTACGCACTAAGAAGGCCTACATGGGAAATAAATCCAACAAGAAGTATAGATGATTTTAAAGTAGCATTTTATAAAAATGCTCCAGATGCTTTAGGGAGATTTGCATGTATGCCTTCTGAAGCAATTGATGCCTTTTTTAAATCAAGGGAGAAGATTGAAAAAGCTTTTAGCAACATGGCTTTAGCCGTAGATAATTTTGGAAGATTTGAAGATTGGTTTGCACCAGATCCAGATAAAGAATACTTCCTCCACGTAGACCTTGCACAAAAACATGACCATTGTGCAGTTGCTATGGCACATGTTCAAAAGTGGGTTAACGTAAAGGTAACTGATACATACTCTCAGCCAGCACCAATTGTAGAGATAGATGCGGTAAGATACTGGACGCCTACGCCAGACAAGTCTGTAGATTTTACTGAAGTTAAAGATTATATTTTGTCTCTTAGGACTAAAGGATTTAAAATAAGAGTTTGTACTTTTGATAGATGGAACTCTCATGATATGATGCAACAATTAAAACAATACGGAATTAACACAGAAACTTTATCTGTAGCCAAAAAACATTATGACGATATGGCTATGGTAGTAGCAGAAGATAGACTTAGTGGACCAGCAATTAAACTTCTGGTAGACGAACTGCTTCAATTAAAAATTATGCGAGATAGAGTTGATCACCCACGAAAAGGATCGAAGGACTTGGCGGATGCAGTTTGCGGTTCTGTTTATAATGCTATAAGCAGAAGTAGACCTCAAAATAACGAAACAATAGATATACACACTTATGATTCTTTAAAGTGGGATAGAGAAGAAGAAGATACAATATCTACAAACATGATAAGGCCTCCAAGGATGCCACAAAACTTATCAGATGTACTAGACGGAATGGAAATAGTATGAGTATATATCAAGAAAAAGCCAAAGAATGTAAATGCTGTGGAAAGCATGTCCCGCTTCCAACAACACTTAAGGAATATGGTGGCGTAATGCTATGTCCTACAAGCTTTGCAAATGTAATAGAGTATAAAAGATTATGGAAGTCTTTAGGGTCCAGGCCAGCTGGAAATATTAGAAAACATTTTTCTGAATATGTGCAGCAAATAGTGGAAACAACCATTGACAAAAATGAAGACGGCACGTTACAATAGACACTTGGCAACAGTAGCCAAGTTGGTTAAGGCCCCGAACTCATAATTCGGCTATCGTAGGTTCAAGTCCTACCTGTTGCACAAAGGAGAAAAATGAAAGAGCCAGATGAAAGCGATGAAAGGTTATCCTATTATCTAGAGATTGGTGCAGTCAGTCTTGAAGGTATGGACGAAAACGGAGAAATGATATATAGCATAACCGAGCTTGCAAAAGACATTGCTCCAGAATTATGGCAATCTCATATAGAATACGTAGATAAATCTCTTATGGAATTATATGAACAGGGTTTAGTTGAAGTAGAATATGATGAAAACTTAGAGGCTACGCTTCACCTTACTGAAGAGGGTAAGAAAATAGCAAAGCTCAGGGGCCTTGTAGAAATGGACTTTAAGGATATTCCAAACGACTAATTGCAGGGTAATTAATTTTTTGATATAATATATTTAGGTCGCCATAAGGGGCCTAAACAAATTAACTTATTCGCTTGAAGGAGGAATAAAATGGTAACACAATTCGCTATGGATCTTTTTAGGGATCCATTTTTTATTGGCTTTAATCGTGAGATTGAAAGAATGGCTAATGTGCACAATGCTGCATCACGCCAATCATATCCACCGTATGATGTATTAAAGCTAGATGATGACACATATCTCGTATCTCTTGCAGTGGCAGGATTCACAAAGGACAATATTACCGTATCCGTAGACAACGGCACCCTTGTAGTATCTGGAGAAATTGTTGAGGTTACAGACGCAGAGGTTTTGCACAAAGGAATCGCTGCTCGTAAATTTACAAGATCTTTTGCCCTTGGAGAATACATGGAAGTGTCTGGCGCATCGTTAAAGGACGGCATGCTTAATATCAACATTAGCCGATTAGTCCCAGAAGATAAAAAGCCAAAGACCATCAAAATCAAATAAATAGTATAATATAAGTCTGCACCCCGTCACTGGGGAGTCGCAGGCTATTCGGGTCGCTACCCGAAGGATGGACCTGAGTATGTCCTCAAACTGCTCTTTATAATTTAAGGAGAATGATGTTTGAATACAGAGTTAAACAAGTAACAAAAATAGTGGACGGGGATACTATTGATGTTGACATTGATCTTGGATTCAGCATTTCATATTCTCAAAGACTTAGGTTAGCAGGTATAGATACGCCAGAGTCTAGAACAACAGATAAATTTGAAAAAAGTCTTGGGTTAGAGTCAAAAGAATATCTTAAGTCTAAGTTTAAAGACGCAAAAAATATAGTTGTAAAAACAGAAAAGCCAGATAGTTCAGAAAAGTATGGGAGAATTCTTGGATGGGTCTATTTAGATGGAAACACAAAATCAGTTAATGAACAGATGATTGAAGACGGTTATGCGTGGGGATACATGGGAGAAACTAAGGTCAAAGACTTTGCAGCCTTAGCAGAAAAGAGAAAAAAGAGCGGTAAGTAATGCCTATTTACGAATATAAGTGTGAGTGTTCTCCAGACAATATAGTGTCTAAAGAAAGATCTATAACATCAGTTGAACCTAACTATCTATGTGTAAGTTGTGGTAAAAGATTACAAAGACATTTCACACCTTTTGGAATACAGTTTAAAGGTAATGGATTTTACAAAACAGATAATGTTAAGTAATTTAAATTAACATTCTGCTATAATTGCTAAGTAAGCAAAGATATTGCATTACTTAGGAGATACCTAGTTGACTAGAAAGTTAAAGTACTTTTTAACCAGCCTTTTTGTAATTGGCTGGCTTTTCCTTTTTAGTCCTAATTTTGCCAATGCTAATGAGCCTCCAGCGCCTTCAGAGCAGGTTGTAGTAAGCCCCGCACAACAAGCAGTTAACACAGCTCTTGCTACCGCAACTACAGAAGTAGCACAAGCAGTGGCAGCATCAGAGACAGCCACTTCTACAACAGCAACAGCGGTACAGGCAGTGACAACATCTAATACAGAAGTTGCTCAAGCAAACACAGCGGTAGCTGCAGCCGTAGCAGCAGTTGCAGAAGTTGCAAATACATCGACGGTTGTGTCAGAAGCAACAACAGTGGTTAGCAATGTAACATCGGCGGTAACGGCAGTAACAACAGCAGTCGAGGCAATTCCCGTAAATGCAACAACAGCAAATACAGAGGTAGCAGCTGCTCAAACAGCAGTTGAATCAGCAACTACAGTAGTAACAGCCGCAACAGAAACAGTTTTATCAGCATCCAACACTTTGTCAACAACACCTCTTACTACAGTTGCAGAGGTAGCAACAGCAGTTGCGACAGAGGCGGCACAAGCACAAACAGCATCTACCGCTATACAAAATGCAAATACTCAAGTACAAGAGGCAAACACTGCAATAGCGGCAGCAACCACGGCAGTAGCGGCGGTAGCTCCTGCACGGACAGAGGCTCAAACACAATTAACTCAAGCAAACGTAGCAATTAATAACGCTCAAGACGCAGTCAACGCCCTTGCAGCAACTATCGGCACAACTACAAATGTTTTATCTAATGTCGATGACGCTGGCGTTCGAATGAACCTTCCCTTTAATTTACAGATGGGTGGAGTAACATATAACAATGTTTTTGTAGGCTCTAATGCAACAATTACTTTTGGGGTAAATGAAGGTGGAACATATCACACTACACCTAATGCTCCTTCTATATCTATAGCAGGCTGGGACTGGACTACATGGAGTAATGGGTCTGGAATCACATACTCAACAACTACTAATACACTGAGTGTTGCTTGGGATCTTAGAGTTTATCCTTTAACTACCGCCGAGACACAAATGACTCAAGTTAGATTTAACGCAGACGTTAATCCATCTAACGGAGCATGGCAGGCAGATGTTAATGTTACTGGACCAATACCAAACGGTGCTAGATTTAATATAAGAGAAACAGCAGGCGGAGCAATAACACCTATTATTGATACTAATTCAGGTCCTGGATTTAATGGGACAATAAGTCAAGGACCAGCCTTTACTCCTACACCTGATCCAGATAATGCAACAGTATTGGCAGCAATTAATACAGCAAACGCACAAATTGCTACATTAAACTCAGCAATTACAACAGTTGTTGCAACAAATACAGCAAACATAAATACAGTTATTGCACCTATTGCAACTGTTTCACAAAATACTGTAACTGCATTAGAATCAGCAAGCACAACATTAACTGAAAAAGTAGCAGACCTTGCAATTGTTTCTACAGCCGTAGAAAAAGTAACTACCGCACCTACAATAGTAGCAGCAGCACAAACAGTAATTGATGCAGTTCCTGCACCAGCGCCTGCACCA